AGCTGAGGGAATGTCTGATGATGATAAGAAGAAGATCGAAGAACAGATAGACACTGCCATCAGGCAAGGCATCATTGCACATAACAAGAAGAACAGAGGCAAGGGGGCGGGAGGTATGTATCGCACCTTGCAAGAGGTGCTCATGCCACAAGTAGATTGGCGCGAGCAGTTGCGAGAGTTCATCAAGCAAGCATGCCCAAACAAGACCAAGACATCATGGCGCAAGATCAACCGGCGCATGTTGGAGTTCGATCTGTATCTGCCTGTGCTGATCGGTGAGCAGATGAAGGACTTGGTGGTTGCTGTTGATACATCAGGTTCGATTGGTGACAAGGAGCTACGTGCATTCCTCTCAGAGATCAAGTCTATCTGTGAGGAGGTACGACCAAGCAACCTGCACCTGCTCTATTGGGACACTCGCATCGCCAACCACGAGCAGTACACAGAGTCTAATCTTGACATGCTAACAACATCGACCCGACCCAAGGGAGGGGGCGGCACAATACCTAGCTGTATCGCTAAGTACATGAAGGAGAACCATATCAATGCTGAGTTATGCGTTGTCTTTACCGACGGTTGCGTTGGTGCTGATTGGGGCGGTCCGGCGGGAGATTGGGTATCACCTGTCTTATGGGCGATTGCGGATAACGAGACTGCGGTTCCGGCTTTTGGGTCGGCTGTATACATCAAAACTGATAAGTAAGGAGAGAGCTATGTCTGATACGAGAGCATTGATCGAGTTCAGGGGAAGCTACGTGCTTCCTATTGAGAGAGCAGTAGAAGTGCTGAGACTGCTTAGTGATTGTGAGGCTTACGAACATAAGTGGCACAGCGGCAAAGATGGTGGTGCTAGTTTCTATACGCATCATATCTATACACCGAAGCGTGGTGAGTTGTCGCTAAGTCTTATGCCTAACAGCACCTATGCAATGTACAAAGCAGCGGGTAACCCTAACGAGGAGTAAGTATGCCTACATACAATAACGTAACCCTTATGCCCATCCCCTCACGAGAGGAGGGTAGGATCGAGACCAAGGTTGATAGCAGCTTCGCATTACCTGACGTGCACCCTGTGCACAAAAACATAGTATTTAGAACACCAAAGCTTGAGGCTGATCTGGTCAATGCCAACAAGAAGAGAGATACCTCTAAGCAAGTAACCTTGGGTATCAGGCATGGCATGTTGCAGTTGCTTGAGGAGCTTGCCGCTAAGCGTCCGCTGTGGAGGTTTGAGGCGAGTCATTATATATACAGTGGCTTTATTGTTGAGTTTGTTGTAAGCGAAGGCACAGAAGAACTCGGCAAGCTTGCTCATACCGTTGACTACATAGGTGGTAGGTCACAAAGAGCAGACGTGTACAAGATCTACAACCATCGCATCAACGACAAGCTAACCGTGAGGGACCACAAGACTACGTCCAGTATGGACAAAGCTGTACGCACTGTGTTTAAGGAGTTTGGTACAAGGAACCTGCCGGAGATAATCAAGCATGCAAGGGAGGCAATCACCAAGACTGTCAAAGACCTGCATGTCGATGCTCATCGCAAGATGAATGAGGCGCAGTGGAATATACGCAGCACACTTATAGATACGTTGCTAGCCAGACCCGATATGTTTATGCAGTTCGATTGGTACGACAAGCTTGGCGCACCCTGTGTGGAGTATGGGAGGGCAGCGGCTATGATGGACGATACAAAAATTGGAGTGGAAAAACTTGAGGGAGGTAAACTTGTAATTCAACGTGGCGATACATATATAGTTGTTGACAATGTCAATAACGTGAGCTACACTCATCAAACACTACCATACGATATACGATCCAAGCTTGGCATGTTGAAGCTGATCGAACCTAATAACTTCGTAGGTGGTGTAGGTTTCAAAGCAAATCAAGAATGCTTCTACATCTTCCAAGATGCAGAGCAACAACATACTGAGGAATAGTTATGGTTACTACAAAGAAGCGCAGGGGTCGTCCCCCTGGGTCACGCAACAAGGTTGAGTACACTGTCACTGCAATAAGCAGCAAACCTCCAAGCGCAGACACAAGACAGGTTGGTGGTACTCACTATAAAACAATGGGTGTACAACCTTGGGAAGCGATGGAGACATTGCTTACCTATGACGAGTTCATGGGGTTCCTCAAGGGCAACATGATTAAGTACGCTATGCGCCAAGGTCTTAAAGATCCTGCCGATGCTGAGAAGTTCCGGCACTACAGGCAGAAGTATCTTGAGATGCTAACCCCTCGCGTGATGGAGTAGCTGTGCGCGAGGGAGACCGAGTGCGGTTTCCAAACAAAGAAGAAGGCAAGGTGCATGCAGTCAAAGGCGATGACTTAGTCGTCCTCATTCCGCAAACACCTTGGCCGTTCCCACGTTGGGTTTACTGCACAAAGCGTGACGTTAAGTTAATACGTACAAAGCAAGACAAGCAGGATCTATCTGACATAGAGGAGGCTCCTTACTAATGACAGAAGAACAACTACAAAACATGGAGCGATGTATCAGGCTATGGAAGTCTGGCTCTGATGTTATTGCCGTGTGGAAGAAGCAACCAGTTCCCGAAGATAAGAACAGGGACATGCCGCACCCTGCTCCTACGTGGACACCCCCAAGCGAAGACCCGTACTACTTACGCAAGTGGGCGTTCTACAAATCACTAGCGGCTAAGGCAAGTGAAAACGATTTAATTTAATTACGAGGACAACATGGCTACAAAGAAAGTAACAGAAGATACGATTCAAATCGTTGAGATGGAAACCCAAACGGTTACGTTCCACGTACTAGGAACTACACCGATGATCTGCAACCGTATGCCAGAGAAGGCATGGCAACAACTGCTTCTTCCTTCCGGTCGCAAGACTGCTGCTGAGAAAGCAGGATCAATGAAGCACGATCCGTTGGTTGAGTATCGGTCCTCACCGTACCGCATGCCGCAGGGCGATCATGCAACAGAGTTATCTGTATTGGCTACACAGTTCAAGGGTGCACTACGCAACGCGGCACTCGATATGCCTGGAGCTAAGAAGTCTCAGATAGGTCGCCTGACTACGGTTGAGAACGAGCGTCTTGAGTTGTTTGGTGTACCTAAGATCTTCTCAAGTATTACTCGGTCGGCAGACATTAACAAAACCCCTGATGTACGTACCCGTGCCATCGTTCCGAAGTGGGCATGCAAGGTTGATATTACTTATGTGCGTCCGGTTCTGAACCATACGGTTATCTCTAATCTCTTCGCTACAGCAGGTATTACGATGGGCGTTGGTGATTGGAGACCTGAGAAAGGTTCGGGCAACTATGGTCGTTGGAAGATTGTTGACGCCAATGATCCTGAGTTCTTAGAAGTAATTAAGACAGGTGGTAAAGCAGCGCAACTCGAAGCACTGGAAAACCCAGAGGCTTATGACGATGACACTGAAGAGTTGCTTTCATGGTTCAACGCAGAGACCAAGCGTCGTGGTCTTAAAGCCGCTTAAGGATAAAACATGGACAGAGCCGCAATCGCTAAGAGGTTAGAAGAGATTGCGGCCCTCCACGGAGGGTCGCTTACACCAGACATCGTAGTAGCAGATGCTAAGAACCCATCAAGTCCTCTGCATACTTACTTTGACTGGAGTCTTGAGAGCGCAGCTTACAAGCATTGGGTTGACACTGCTCGCAATCTGATTGCTTCAGTTCGCGTAGTTATAACAACAGACAAGGTCGTTATCAAAGCTCCTATTTACTTGCGAGACCCAAGCAAGAAAGGCAACGAGCAAGGCTACACCACACTCACCAAGGTACGTAGCGATAAAGATCTGTCGAGAGAAGTTATCAACAACGAGGTCGCACTCATTGTTGGTGCGTTACGAAGAGCAAAGAACGTAGCGCAGGCGCTCGACATGGTGGATGAGATGGAAGCACTGCTTGACCAAGTCTTAGTCCTACGCAACAAACTGGAGAAGGTTTAGGCAGGCATGGTTCGGTTGATGGGGTAGGGCTTTATTTGGTAAGGATGGTGAGGCAGGCAGGGTGTGGCGCGGTTGGTGGGGCGAGGTGAGGTTTAATTTGGCAGGCTAGGTGGGGTGGGGTTCGGTAGTTTGCCATGAGGTTAGATTTGGCAGGCATGGTTCGGTGCGGTGCGGCTTGATAAGTCGGGATTCGGTCAAGCTTGGTATGGCAGGCTAGGTAAGGTTCGATTCGGTTTGGTTTATGCGGTTTGTTAGGGCAGGCGTGGTTGGTTCGGTGCGATATGGTTAGGACCGGTTGGGTTTTTTCCGGCAGGCTAGGTGAGGTCGGGATAGGTGTTGTATGTAAGGTCTTATCAGGCAGGCTCGGTAGGGCGGGGTACGGTCGGATTGGGTTCGGCGTGATTTAACGCGGTTTGGCGTGGCAGGCACGGTTCGGTTCGGTAGGTTGCATTTGGGTATGGTTCGGTGCGGTTCGTTTTGGCAGGTGTGGCGAGTGAGGTCGGTCACGGCATGGTCGGGCTTTTCAGGCAGGCACGGTGGCGTTAGGTAACACAAGGTGTGATGGGTTTTGATGAGGCAGGTGCGGTGTAATCAGGTTAGGCGGGGTATGGCGGGGCGAACTTAGGCAGGTAATTTATAGGAGGTTATATGGATGAGTTTGAAGCAGAACGTGCATGGGCAGAGAAGCAGTTCTTAACGGAGTTGCGTGACGATTTTGCTATGTCAGCAATAGCAGGAATCCTCGCAGGTAAGTGGGGGCAGATGCCGCAGTACAAACCAGAAGAAGCATTTGCAGATTTTGCCTATCGAGTAGCAGACGAGATGATCAAACGGAGAAGTAAGCATGTCGATGATGAATCTAAATAAAGTAGCAGAGACTGAAACACAACCTGTCTTTTATTTGCGTGGGGTTCCTTACCTACCGGACTATAGCGAGAAGCATCGTTGGGTTAGCCCTGGTACTAAACATACTAGAACGGTATATAAAACAATTGAGTTGGTAGACGCAGGCGCAAGGCTTAGTGTTATGTCTTTATGGGCAAGGTCTTGGACTGAGGAGGTCAAAGGATGGAAAGCACTTTGATTTGGGCCTTTGGATTTTTAGTCGGCTTCATGGTCGGTATTGTGAGAGGTAGACGCAGCATCGTACGGGAAGCACAAGAGCTAGTTGCTCAAGCAATCATGGAGATAAAAGAGAAATATGAAACCAAAAAATATGACGAGCGCACAGTACATCGAGCTTCTTGAGAAGAAGTTAGAGGTATACGAGAAACTGCAACAGCGCAGTGAGTGGAAGGACTTAGCCAACACAACGATCTTCGCTGAGAGTATGCGGTGGGTTAATTCTTCGATGTTCACAGCAGGCGCGAACTGGGCGCAGCGTAGGCTTAAGGAGTTAAATGGATGAGCTATCACGACGAGATGACACCCTTGCAGCTTAAGTGCGTCACCTACGTGCGTAGCCGCAAGATCCCCCCAAACCGCAGAGAGGTTGCGCTTCATCTACGAGTGTCCCCTGCGGCTGCTAATAACTTACTGAGAAGACTTGCATTCTTTGGGTATATAAAAAGTTTTACTGAACGTGGTAAGTCAGGGCAGTTAGAACGGTTCTATACATTCGTGAGCATGCACCGTGTGGAGCATGGTCGCAAAGAGAAACCTAAGAAAAATAAGCTAAGCACAATCTTTAACGATCCATTTAATTTAGCAGGAGCTAGACAATGAGTCCCGCGCATAGGTTCGCCATGCTCGCTGCATGGCTTGAGGGTTACGCCGAGGGGTTGCCCAACTACTGCACGACAGAGAAGTTCAAGATCAAAGAAGCTGCTGAGTTGTTGATGGAAGTTTACGAAGAACGTATGAAAGGAAATGAAACATGGAAACAAGAGATGGATCAGGCATAAGGTGTAGTGAACATCCCGACGCACCGCACGGATTCATGCGTGACGCATCTCATAGCGCAGGGCGATATGTGTGTGAGTGTGAGAGTTGGGAACCGCCGAAAAACAAACCGATGACAAGAGATGAATGGAAGGAATGGCTTGCAGAGTCTTGGGACGAAGCACAAGCGCGAGCCCACACACCAGACGACATAAAAAAGATTAAAAGTAGATGGGAGCCTGTGGCGTACACAACGGGCTTTCATAACGGACATTGCGTCATTGAGCCGACTGATCGGGCTACTGTATTGCCTGTTGGGTTGGCCCTGTACCGCGCACCGAAAAAGTGGGTTGGGTTGACGGATGAGGAGATTGACGCCCTGAGCCAAGCACCTTCGTTGACCGATGAATTGATGGACTGCGTTGATCGGTTGGGGTCTGAGGCTGACACTGTTGATCCGCGTGTTTGGCAGCACTTGTTGGTGTACGCGCCGAAGCCTGAGGAGGAGCCGGTGGCGTGGATTACCAATGGGGGCAAGGGGGAACTTTGGTGGTATCGCTCATCAAAGTTCGATGAAGAAGGCAACCTGATCGGCCCCAATCAAGATGACATACCCCTTTACACCGCACCACCAAAGAAAGAATGGGTTGGGATGACGGATGATGAGATACAAGATTTAGGTTATCTGTCCGAAAAGTTTGATGCAAGTAATTCAGAGTGGTTTGATCGATGGGGATTTGCCCGTGCCATTGAAGCCAAGCTAAAGGATAAGAATCATGGATAAAGAAGCTATTGAAGAAGCGATAGAGGTGCTAGAGGATGCAAGCGCAGAGATGCTGATGGAAACAGGCGATAAAAATTACTACATCGAAGCCATTGCCGTTTTACGCCAAGCACTTGTCGATGCCGACGACACATCACAAGAACGTGTTGATGAAATCGTAAAAGCCTTAGTGCTGGCTGATGCGCTAGAAGAACTTGACGTGCAATTCAGCCACACGGGTCTATGCGGAGAAGCCGCCGACGAACTGCGCCGATTGCATGTATGGGAAAAGGCTTACGAAGCCGTATGCGATGAGCGAGATGCGATCATAAGGGATTCAGATAAAGCCCATGCGCTTCTGCGATGGGTTGAGAAAGAGATGCGCTACGCCGGGTGGGACATACGCTTAAACGACCAGCACGGACGCACGGATGTGTACGAGGCCATCAAGGAGTTCTTAGCATGAGCGAAAACAAAAACGCAAAGACACCAGCAGACGGAGAGCCTTTGCCCATAGCAACAAGCGCCATGACGCTAGAGCAAACACGACAGTGGATTGCCGACACATGGAAAAGGTGCCAAGACGAAGCTTGGCGGGAGCCAACCACTAAGACGGTGGTGTACCTGACTGCTGGTAGCTACAGTCTTGAGACGCTTGAAAATCTGGTTAAGTTACTTAGAAAGGTGGCTGATGATGACTGAGGAAGAACTGCACCTTGAAGCCGCAGCGTACGCTAACCGGCGTAAGGAGGCGTACTTGGACTATGTGAAAAAAGGCAAAGGCTCGGCAAAAAAGCTGAGCAAAGATATGATTCGATGGATATGGGTGGCTCATTACGAGGGCTACCGGGACGCTATGCAGGAGAAGAATCATGGACATTGAACAGATCAGAGTGCGGATCATGTCTGAAGCTTACGACCTCGCAGACCGAGGCGATCACGAGGGGTACAACGCTATTAAGGTGATGTGCAATGATGTGTTGGAATTAATGGCCGCTGTTGTTGTCGCTGAACGTGAGGCATGCGCGTTGGTGTGTGAGGAACGGCAAGAAGTTTTTCAAAAGTATTACACCAAGGGTCTTCCGAAGTTATGCGCCGAAGCCATTCGAGCAAGGGGAAACACATGAACACAGAAGAAATTATCCGCATGGCGCGGGAGGTAGGTATTGAGTTTGATCCGCGATGGGGGACTTGCTACACGGGAAATGTTCAACTTGAACGCTTCGCTGCCTTGGTTGCTGCCGCCGAGCGTAGGGCGTGTGCGGAGGCGTGTGAGGAAACAACCGCATCGTGGACACAGGATCTCTATAACAGCGGTTGCATGGATTGTGCCGCCGCCATACGAGCAAGGGGAAACACATGAACATAGAAGACATCATCCGCATGGCGCGGGCGGCGGGGTGCAAACCTTTCAGAAGCCCAGAGCACTGGGACGATGTGCAAGTCTTTGCCACCCCCGATGTTCTTGAACGCTTCGCCGCCCTTGTTTCCAAGCATGAGCGTGAGGAGTGTGCGAAGGTGTGCCTTGAAGAAGCACCAAGTCTTGATGGGCAGTTGTGCGCCGCAGCCATCAAAGCAAGGGGTGAGCAATGACAACAAATGAGCAATTCATAACACAAGTGGAGCTTGCTACTCGATGGAAGATCAGCGAAGCAACATTGGAACGTGACCGGTCTTTCAAAAAAGGGGTCCGGTATATGAAGTTGGGTGGATTGATTCGCTATCGGTTGCAGGACGTTATTGACTACGAAAACGCATGTACACACGAGCCGGAGGTGAAGAACGGTGGATAAAGACGACATTATCAAGATGGCGCAGGAAGCGGGGTTCGCAACATCATGGACCGAAGCCGATGGAGAAGCCCTTGAACGCTTCGCCGCCCTTGTCGCCGCGCATGAACGCGAGGCGTGTGCGAAGGTGTGTGATGTGCTTGCTGTACATCCTGAATATGCGTCAGACATTACAAAGGTGGCCGCGCAAGCAATCCGAGCAAGGGGAGAGAAATGAGTGGCGATCACAACCTATACCAGAAAAAGAAGGGCAACAAGAAAGGACTGTTCGATGACGTACCCCTTGTTAACCCTGACAGAGACAAAGCGTGGGCAGCATTCATCAAGCGCAAAGATGTTAAAGCCATGATGAAAGACAAAGAAGATTTCAAGTTCCCACTCGATGGGTCATATGACCTGTGGTGTATTGCTTGGGAGAAGGCTTGGCTCAAAGGGTTTGAAGCAGCATGGAAGGAGAAAGACAAATGAAACGGATGCGAGGACCAAACAAAAACCCAACGCTTGTTCATACGAACATACGATACCCAAAAGAAGTCATTGAATACTTTATGCACAACGGTGAAGGGGCATCGTGCTACATACGTATGCGTAACGCTTTGATCGAATACGTGAAGGAGAGAACCAATGGCAACACCAGAGTCGAAGGTCAAGAAGAAAGTAGTAGACCTACTGAAGCAGTATGAGATTTATTATTTTTTCCCTGCTACTCACGGCTATGGGCGTTCAGGTGTACCTGACATCATATGTTGTATACGAGGCTACTTCGTTGCTATCGAATGTAAAGCAGGCACAAACAAACCCACAGCCTTACAGCTACGAGAGATAGAACAGATACAAAAGGCTAAGGGCGTAGCATTCGTAGTCAACGAAGATAACATCGACGGGCTACACACAACCATCAAAGAGATACTGCGTACATGAGCATACTAACTATTGATTTCGAGACTTATTACAGTCGTGATTTCTCTCTAACTAAAATAACAACGGAGGAGTACATACGCAGTCCGCACTTTGAAGTGATTGGAGTAGCCGTTAAAGTTGGTGATGAAGACACTGAATGGTTTAGTGGTACGTATGAACAAACAAAACAATTCCTACAACGGTTCAACTGGCGTGAGTCTCTTGCGGTTGCTCACAATGCTATGTTTGATGCCGCTATTCTTACTTGGTATTTTGGCATTAAGCCTCGTGGATGGATTGATACGCTCAGTATGGCGAGGGCGGTACACGGCACAGAAGTGGGCGGTAGCTTGGCGACGTTGGCGAAGCACTACCAACTGGGGGTCAAAGGCACGGAAGTAATCAACGCGCTAGGTAAGCGCAGACTAGATTTCTCAGAAGAGGAACTTGCAAGATACGGCGAGTATTGCGTCAACGATGTTAACCTGACCTATGACTTGTTGCAGTGTCTGTTAAAAGGTTTTCCCCAAATAGAACTGCGGTTGATCGATCTGACGATCAAGATGTATTCGGAACCTGTGCTTGTGCTTGACAAGGTTGCACTAACTGAACACCTAGCGGCGGTGCAGAAAAAGAAAGAGGATCTGTTAGCCAAGGTCACGGTGGATAAAGCAACACTGATGAGCAACCCTCAGTTCGCAGATGTGCTAACAAGCCTTGGGGTAACACCCCCTACAAAAATTAGTCCCACCACGGGGCGTGAGACCTTAGCACTAGCTAAGAATGACGAAGAATTTAAGGCGCTGGCAGAACACCCTAACCCTGAAGTGCAGGCACTTGTTGCTGCGCGGCTAGGTACTAAGTCAACGCTTGAAGAAACGAGGACTGAACGGTTCATAAACATCGCAGAGCGCGGGAAGATGCCTGTGCCGTTGAAGTATTACGCCGCACATACAGGTAGGTGGGGTGGCACAGACAACCTTAACCTACAGAACCTACCACGACAGTCCCCTCTTAAACATGCCATCCGTGCACCGCAAGGCTACGTGATGATTGACTCGGACTCCTCGCAGATCGAAGCGCGGACACTAGCTTGGCTAGCAGGGCAGTGGGACTTGGTGCAAGCCTTCGAGCGTGGGGAAGATGTGTACCGCATCATGGCTAGTGCTATCTACAACAAGCCAGTGGAAGATATAACCAAGGACGAGCGGTTCGTGGGTAAGACCACAATCCTTGGCAGCGGGTACGGCATGGGGGCCAAGAAGTTTCAAGCTCAGCTTAAAACTTTCGGTGTAACTATCGCAGAGGAAGAAGCGCAGCGCATCATCTCGGTGTACAGGGAGACTTACCCCCGCATCCCCCTGCTGTGGAAGGACTGTCAGAAAGCACTTGTGGCTATCTTGATAGGGCAGAGAGCAGGACTGCCGGAAGACAAGCCCAAGATATATGCAGAGGGTGAGAACGGTATCAGGCTACCTAATGGGTTATACCTCAAGTATCCCAACCTGCGGATTCACGTCACACCAGAGGGTAAAGAAGAGTTTGTGTACGATACCAAAAAAGGTAAAGCGGTTATTCCTAACCGCATATACGGTGGGAAGGTAACGGAGAATGTCTGCCAAGCTTTGGCTAGAATCATCATTGGCGAGCAGATGTTGCTGATCGCTAGGCGGTATCGTGTGGTTATGACCGTGCATGATGCCATTGCTTGTGTAGCACCAAAGGAAGAGGCAGAGGTCGCTAAAGGTTTCGTTGAACAGTGCATGAAGATGCGGCCCGATTGGTGTGAAGAGCTACCGTTAAACTGTGAAGCAGGCTATGGGGAAACTTATGGAAGTTGTTGATTTTGTTGACTATTCTGAGAACGCTATCAAGGTCGAAAAGCTACTTGCGGAATTGAAAAATCTGTTGCTTAATAGGAGGTTTCAGGAAGCCGTAGAGCTTTGTCCCCTGCTATCCACAGAGGTACGGCTGCTCAATAACAGTATCAAAATAGCCCACGAGAACGATGAGCAATATCAGTTGGTCGTACAGCAGTCTCAAAACATTCCAGCAATGCCCACGTAAGTATTACCATCTTAAGATTAAGAAGGATGTACGGGACTCAGGCAGTGAAGCAACCTTGTACGGCAAGGAGCTACACAAAGCAGCGGAGGACTACATCAAAGATGATGTGCCCATACCTGAACGATTTGCTTTTATCGAAGGCATGCTTGATTCGCTAAAAAGGATCGAGGGTACAAAGCACTGCGAATACGAGATGGGGTTGATGAAGGAGGGAGACTTGCTCTCCCCCTGCGGATTTAATACAAAAGGATTCTGGTGGAGGGGGATAGCAGACTTACTGATCATCAACGAGGACAAAGGCGTAGCGCACCTTGTTGACTACAAGACCGGAAAGAATGCAAAGTTTGCAGACACGCAGCAGTTAGATGTGCTAGCAGCGGCGACCTTTATCCACTTCCCCAAGATCCACACCGTTAAGTCGGCGTTACTGTTTGTAGTTAGCAAAGAGTTTATCCAGAAAAAGCACACGGTAGAGATGAAGCTTGAGTATCTGGAGCCACAGATTCAGCAGTTGTCTAGGTTAGAAGCAGCACTTGAGAACGATACGTGGAACCCGATAACAAGTGGGTTATGCAGATTCTGTCCAGTGGTTAGTTGTGAGCACAATCCGAAAGGAACTGATCATGCCTTATGTTAACAAACCTAGACCGTACAAAAAAGAATATCAACAACAACTAGCACGAGGAGAGAAAGACGAGCGCAGGGTGCGCGAGAGAGCAAGGGATCTGATTGATCGCAAAGGTAAAGACGCTAACGGCAACGGTAAAGCCGATGTGCGCGAGGGTAAAGACATAGACCATAAACGCCCGATCACGAGGGGCGGTGGCAACAGCAAGAAAAACCTACGCATCACATCCGCAAGTGCCAACCGATCATTCAGTCGCAACAGCAACCACACAATAAAGCGTAACGACTAGCATGGAAGTGATCGATAACAGGGCGCTACTGGTCAGGACTAAATATCCTGACCGAATAACAGCAGCCATAGAAAAGAGCAAGGTGGTAGGGCAGGAAGATGGGGTGTACGAGGTTGCGGTTAAGTGGGGGCTAAACGAAGCTCAGCTTCTTAATCAATTCATAAAAGGTGTTCCATCTCCTATATCAAAGAAATACGATTGGCCTGGGCAGTTCACGCCATTCAATCACCAAAAGACTACAGCAGAGTTCTTAACATTAAACCGCAGGGCGTTCTGCTTCAACGAGCAAGGCACGGGTAAGACAGCATCCGTTATATGGTCTGCTGATTACTTAATGAAGCTAGGGCTTGTGCGTCGCGTGTTGGTGGTCTGCCCTCTGTCTATCATGAAGTCAGCATGGCAAGAGGATCTCTTTAAGTTTGCTGTACACCGCACATGCAACGTAGCCTACGGATCGGCAGCGCAACGGGTCAAGATAGTAGGTAGCTGTGCTGAGTTTGTCATAACAAACTTTGAAGGTGTTGAGATCATCGAAGACGCAGTCACTGCCGACGGTAAGTTTGATTTGATTGTTGTCGATGAAGCCAACGCTTATAAGAATGTATCGACCAGACGTTGGAAAGTTATGAAGCGTGTGTCGGATCGTGCCAAGTGGTTATGGATGTTGACAGGCACACCAGCCGCGCAATCGCCTGTTGATGCTTACGGATTAGCAAAGCTAGTCAACCCAGACAACACGCCTAAGTTCCTTGGTTCGTTCCGTGACAAGGTGATGCAGAAGGTCAGTCAGTTCAGGTGGATACCCAGACCGAATGCAGAGAATGTCGTGCATCAAGTGCTGCAACCTGCAATCAGGTTTGAGAAAAAAGATTGTATCGATCTGCCTGATCTTATGTACGTAGAACGAGATGCACCCCTGACTCCGCAGCAGCGCAAGTATTACAAGATCCTCAAAGACCAGATGATGATCTCAGCCGGTGGCGAAGAAGTTACTTCTCCGAATGCAGCCACAAGCTTGAACAAGTTGCTACAGATTTCTGGTGGCGCGGTCTATACGGACACTAGGGAAGTTATAGAGTTTGATGTAGCTAATCGCTTGCAGGTCATCGAGGAAGTTATCGAAGAGGCTAGCCATAAAGTTTTAGTATTTGTACCGTTCACGCATACCATCGAGTTGCTCAACAATCATCTAACCAAGGCGGGCATAACGTCTGACGTTATCAACGGATCAGTAACAGTTAATCGCAGGGCTGCAATCATCAAGAACTTCCAAGAGCAGCCTGACCCTAAAGTGCTTATCATTCAACCACAAGCGGCATCGCATGGGCTAACGCTGACTGCTGCTAACGTGGTGATATGGTATGCGCCTGTGACTTCTGTAGAAACTTATCTGCAAGCAAACGCTCGCATCAATAGGCCCGGACAGAAGAACACAATGACGGTGGTGCACATATCAGGCAGTCCAGTGGAGCGCAAGCTTTACGAAATGCTCAAAAATAATATCGATGTGCATTCCCGTATCGTTGACTTGTACGGTCAAGAGCTTAAAGAAACTTGACAAAGTCAACTTTATGATTTACAGTTAACCCACAAAATAACTTAAAGGAGCGTAGCATGGATGAGGGCATCCAAGACCTTGTGTCCCCTGAAGAAAAGCAATCTGTCCCTGTGGACAAATTAGCAGGCATCTATATCAAGATTCGAGATGCGCGAGCGAAGCTGAAGTCTGACTACGAAGCGAAGGATGTTGAGCTTCAAGAACAGATGGACGTGATCGAAGAGCAACTTCTTGAAGCTTGCAAATCAATAGGTGCTGACAGTATCCGCACAGCAGCAGGTACTGTGATTCGTAGTGTGAAGAACCGTTACTGGACTAACGATTGGGATTCTATGTACAGCTTTGTACGTGAACACGATGCGTTTGGTTTATTAGAACGGCGCATTCATCAAACCAACATGAAGCAATTCATCGAGGAAAACCCCAACTTGTTACCGATGGGTCTGAACACCGATAGTCGGTACAGCATTGTTGTCCGTCGTAGTAAGTAACCAAGAGGAACCTATGTCTAACGTAACTGTATTCCAACAAGACCTTCCCGACTTCCTTAAGAATACCGAAGTCGATGAACTAACCAAGGCGCTAGCAGGTGGCACACAGAACCGTCGTATCTCTATCAGGGGCGGTCGTTTCCGTCTTGTGATTAACGGCGAAGAAGTATCAAAGACTGACAAGCCTGAGCTTGACGTAGTTGTTGCAGCAGGTCGCAAAGAGAACTCGCGCATCTTCTATGCTAAAGCTTATAACCCCAAGGATATTACTCCTCCTGATTGTTGGTCTGATGATGGTGTAACACCGCACCCCAAGGCTGAGAATCGCCAAGCTGATACGTGCGCTAACTGCCCTCAGAATATCGCAGGGTCTGGGTCTAACGGCACTCGTGCTTGCCGCTATCAAAAGCGTCTTGCAGTTGTGCTTGCAAACGATCCGACTAATGGGTTGTTCCAATTGACGCTGCCTTCGCAATCGATCTTCGCCAAGGGTGATATGGATTCGATGGGCTTTGATCAGTACGCTAAGTACATCGCAGGTAATGGCAAGAACATCAACATGGTCGTAACTCGCATGTCGTTCGATGGTGATAGTGATGTGCCCGTGCTTAAGTTCCGTGCAGTTGGTTACGTGAACCGTGAGCAGTACGATGCAGCTATCGAAGGTGGTAATTCGCCAGAGGCACAGCGCATGCTTTCTTCTACCGTGGCGCAGACTGACAATGTTAAAGCGTTACCCAAAGCTGAAGCTAAGCCTGCCGCTAAACCTGCTGCTAAGCCAGTAGTTGAAGAGATCGAAGAGCCGGTGAAGCGTCCAAGCAAGAAGGCTGAAGCTGAACCTGAAAAGAAGCGAGACCTGACAGCGGTTCTCGATGCTTGGGGCGACGATAACTAAAATGGCTATCGGCTACAGTCAACAGCTTATCAGTGACAACAAAGCTGCGGACAAGCGGAAACTCGGAGTCTTATTGGGTAGGGTGTGCATCAAGCACAACATTTCTGTAGCCGACGTTGCGGCGTACTTCAGTGTCAGTAGGCAGACAGTCTACAACTGGTTTAGAGGCACTGAGGTACGTCCAATCTACAGGGATCTGATGAGTCGTTTTATCAGCAGCTATCGGTAATGCTTGCCGGAGGATTTGCAAAATGTCGGCGCTTGAGTTGTTATCTGCGGTGCATGCACCGGAGGGGTGGCGCTGTGTAGTAGGTATAAAGAACAAACGAGTCATCAAGAAATTTGTTGAGTCTGCTGAAGAAGTTATACAGGCGGGGCAGCAGTTGGTGGACGATGGGTTCGATGCTTACTATGCCTGCGCTACGTTTAAGGAACCAACCACAAGATCAGGAGACAACACCAAAGAGTTCCGTGCACTCTGGTTAGATATAGATTGCGGAACAGACAAACCTTATGAAGATCAAACGCAAGGCATCGCGGCACTCAAAACTTTTTGTAAGGACAACGCATTACCAAGGCCGACACTTGTCAACAGTGGGCGCGGCATACACGCATACTGGACATTCAAAACCCCAGTAGCACCTGCTGTATGGCAACCCGCTGCGGACAGGTTGAAGGCACTATGTGAAGAAGGGTTCCTCAGTGCTGACCCTGCATGCACAGCAGATAAGGCGCGGATACTGCGTCTGCCAGATACAAAGAACCTCAAAGATCCAGACGACCCGCTTGATGTAACGCTGCTATATACAGGCGAGCCAGTTGACTTTGAGGAGCTAAGGCAGACTCTTGGTGTTCTAGTTTTTAAGGAAGAAGTACCAGACTTCCTACCACGTCAAGTCAATGAGCTAACGAAGTCACTTGCCAATAACCGCGAGTTCCACTTCAAGACTATTCTGATTAAGACAGATCGTGACTTTGGTTGTAATCAGATTAAGTACATAACAACGCATCAGCAGGAGATGTCTGAGCCGATATGGAGGGCGGGGCTTTCAGTTGCACAGTATTGCGTAGACAGAGATGTGGCGATACACGCCATATCAAAAAACTACGAGCAGTACGATCCAGACGAAACCGAGAAGAAGGCTAATCGGATTAAAGGCCCATACGGTTGCGCTACGTTTGAAAAGTTTAACCCCGGCGGTTGTGACGAGTGCATACACAAAGGCAAGATCAAGAGTCCTATTTTGCTTGGGCTTGAGATTGCTGAAGCTACAACTAACGAGATCATTGAAGAAGCAAAAGACGATGAGCCTGCGATTGTTCATTCCGTACCCGAATACCCATTCCCATATTTTCGGGGTAAAGCAGGGGGTGTTTATAAACGTCCGATCTCGGAGGAGGAAGACGCGCAGGTTGTGTACGAACACGATCTTTATGTCGTCCGAAGGATGGTGCATCCGATTGAAGGCGAGATGGTTGTGTTCAAACTTCATCTACCACAGGATGGAGTAAAAGAATTTTCTGTACCGCTTACGTCAGTTGTCGTTAAAGAAAAGCTGCGCGAGGCGCTAGCAGAAAAAGGGGTAGCAGCAACAGCTAAGCAACAAGAACTACTGCTTGGCTACATCATGACATTCGTTAAAGAACTACAGGTAAGCAGAAAGGCTGACAAGATGAGAACACAATTCGGATGGTGCGACGGTGACAGTAAGTTCATCGTTGGTGATAGAGAGATAACGGCAACGGGCATCCACTACAGCCCCCCATCGGCATCCACCGATCAGTTTGCGCCAAACATGGTTGCAATAGGTGAGTTTGATAAATGGAAAGAATGCTTCAACGTCTACGGTAAGGAGGGATTAGAACCCTATGCTTATGCTGCGTTAACAGCATTTGGTAGCCCCCTACTAAAGTTTACTGGGATTCGTGGTGCTGCTATTAACTTAATCAGTGGTGACTCAGGTCCAGGTAAATCAACGATCCTTCGTGTTATTAATAGTGTGGTCGGCAAACCCACGGAACTTATGTCGATGTGGAAGGATACGCAGAATGCAGTAGCTCGCAAGCTTGCTATCTTTAATAACCTATGCCACACATATGATGAAGTTACCAAGGTTCCTGCTGAAGACATCGGATCGCACTTGTACCAAGTAACCCAGGGTCGTGACAAAGAGCGAGCGCAGGCAAGCGTCAACCAACTCAGATCAAACACCGAGCGGTGGGAGCTTATAGAAATTATGACTTCCAACGCTAGTCTTTACGACAAGCTACAGATAGCACGGGACTCGGTAGACGGAGAGATGATGCGGGTCTTTGAGTATGTGATTTATAGCAGCGGGTTGGATGAACAGTATGCCAAACAGATGTTTGATGTGCAGTTGGAGAGCAACTACGGTCACGCCGCCGACATCTACTTCTCCTACCTTGTCAGCAACAAAGATTACGTTATCAACATGGTGCGCTCAGTTCAAGCCAAGATTGATAAGGAAGTCAGACTGACTTCTCGTGAGCGGTTCTGGTCGGCACTCATTGCTTGCAACATAGCAGGGGGACTTATCGCCAAAGAGCTTGGGCTTCATGACTTCAACATGCGGAACATTTATGTATGGGTTACTGAGCAGATCCATGTTCTGCGTCAGCATGTGCGTCCCCCGCTCGATAATGTAGCAAGCGTCATCGGTGACTATATCGGTAGGCACATGCAGAACATCCTTGTCGTCAATGCAGAGGTTGACTCGCGAACACAGATGTCCGCTGCACCAATCTTAGAACCCAAAGGTCCGCTGTATATACGATACGAACCAGACAGCAAGCGGATGTATATCAATGCTAAACACTTCAGAGCAGACTGCGCCAAGGCTCAAATAACTTACAGGGAACTTACTCGCAAGTTGGAGAAAGACAAGGTACTGATTAATTCTGAAGTTAAGCGCATCACCAAGGGCATGAAGATCACAGCGCCACCTGTCTACTGCTTGGTGTTTGATTGCACGAACGGCAACTTCCTCGACGTTGAGGAAATGATAGTACCTGCCGATGCTAGTACACCAAGTTAACTTCAACATTAACTGGCGCAACTTTGTGAAGGGTAGTTCGTTTTTTATACCCTGCTTAGATTGCGCTGCGGCCAAAGTTACGATCCGCGAGGAGATGCGGCGGATGCGTTTTAAAGTTGTTATGAAGACAGTAATTGAGGAAGGCATCCAAGGGGTTCGCGTTTGGAGAGTTTAACTGTATACTCCACCGCTGTAGTCCATGCTGTCTCCTCAGACTCACGACGAGTCTTTTCATCCCCGCCCTCCTGCGGGGATTTTTTTACTCTTTAGCTCTCAGCTCTAAGAGTTCGCGTCGGTTCATTGGGTTGGCTATATACAACCCTTGGTCTACGGCACGTTCCTGCCTACGCCTAGCTTGATCCGACTGCATGATGGTTACAGGGAGGATTCGACGGTTGGGAAACTTACTGTTGAACTTATCAATATCTTCCTGAATATCATCGGGGTCTTCGTCAGAAATACCCCGCCGCGCATAGACCGAACGCTTCAGCAGTTCTGTGCGCTCTTCTTCCCGTTCCTGTTCTAGCTTCTTAAGCTTAAAGTTCTCAGTTTGTTTCGCGGACACTTTGATTGGGGCGTACCCAATACTTTGCATGGCTATGTCCATCCAGTTCAAATCTTCTTGCGCTACAACCTCGTAGCCTTTTGGAGTCTTTACTCCTTCTTCGCTAAAGCGATACGCTTTCAGCGGTTGCCTGATGAACGCAGGCATCATGGTCTCGATAGCCCTCTCGGTTTGCCCTTCTTTGAACCTGTCGTACGCACGTTGGGCATTCTCAAACATACCGAAGCTTGGGCCGAGCAACCCTTTAAACTCCCAATCTTGGAAGAACAGATCGTTAAGTTTGACCCGCGAGTTA